CGAACCATCAGCCTGGTATTCACCCGCGGTGAAACCGTGAAGCGCTTTGATGTAGCGATGCCGATCGTGATCGACAAAGGCGTCTACCGCCACGACCAGAAGCATCAGCGTGGCGATGCAGTGACATACGGCGGCAGCCTGTGGATCGCGCAAAAAGATGCGCCAGGCGGAAAGCCAGGCGAGAGCGATGACTGGCGCCTAGCAGTCAAGAAGGGCCGAGACGGTCGAGACGGCCAGGCCGGCGAGCGAGGTGAGCGAGGTGCTGAAGGTCGGCCAGGGCGCGATCTGACCCAGCTCGGATTCGATGGGAGCAAAACCTGATGATGCTCGTTACGTTAGCGGAGGCCCGCGACCACCTGCGCAGTGATAGCGTGGACGATGATGCAGACCTCACCATCAAGATTCACGCGGCGAGCGGCTCAGTCATCAACTACCTGAAGGCCCCGGCGTTCATCGATGAAACTGGCGCGATTATTGAGTCTGCTGTTCCGTTCGAGGTTAAGGCCGCGACGCTTCTGCTGGTTGGCTACCTCTACAAGGACCGCGACGGCGACGAGGGCGGCGAGTATCAGCAGGGCTATTTGCCGAGGCCGGTAACCGCTCTGCTTTATCCGTTGCGAGACCCGGCTTTGGCCTAGGAGGCGACATGGCAATCGAAGCCGGAAAACTGCGCCACCGCATCACGATCCAGGCGCCAGGCCTGACGCAAGACCCGGTTACTGGCGAGATGCTGCCAGGCTGGACTGATTTTGCGTCCGTTTGGGCTTCGATCGAGCCTCTTTCCGCCCGCGACTTCATCGCCGCGCAGGCGAATCAATCGGAAATCACGGCTCGGATCGTCATCCGATACCGTGAAGGCATACTGCCGACGATGCGAATTCTGCACCGCGGCAAGGTCTACGCGATTCAGGGCGCGCTGCCGGATGCTAAATCCGGGCTCGAATACATCACTTTGCCGGTTTCAGAGGGCGTTTCTGATGGCTGACAACGTCGAATTCAGCATAACGGGCCTCGATTCGCTGCTCGGCAAGCTGGATTCGGTTACAGATGACGTCAAGCGAAAGGGTGGGCGGTATGCCCTGAGGAAAGCCGCTCAAATCATCGTCGACAAGGCCAAGCAGAACGCGCAGCGCATCGACGACTCCGAGACTGGTCGCAGCATTGCCGAAAACATCGCAATGCGCTGGAACGGGCGGCTATTCAAGCGCACTGGCGACCTTGGTTTCCGTATCGGCGTCCTGACGGGCTCAATTCGCAACATGGAGCCTGGCAACCCCGACACCGGGCCGGGCGGCGCGACTCCGCACGCAATGCTGGTCGAGCTGGGCACTGAGAAGGCCCGCGCTCAGCCGTACCTTCGGCCAGCGGCCGACAACAACATCGGCGAAGTGGTTGATGAGTTCGTGCGTCAGTACGAGAAGGCAGTCGATCGCGCTATCAAGCGAGCCAAGAAAAAGGCCGCAAAGGGTGGATAAATGTTCCCGCCAATCTTTCAAGTCGCAGCCGCTGACCCTGGCGTCACGGCTCTGCTCGGAACTGCTCCGGTTCGCCTGTTCCCATTCGGCGAAGCGCCAGAAGGTACGCCGCTGCCCTATGCCGTCTGGCAGCTCGTTAGCGGTTCGCCGGAGAACTACTTGGCCGGACGCCCGGACATGGACGGCTTCACGCTCCAGATCGACGTATACGCAGCCACAGGCGCATCTGCCAGAGCTGTAGGTGCTGCGCTGCGCGATTCAATCGAACTCCGCGCCCATATCACCCGATGGGGCGGTGAATCCAAGGACGAAGAGACTGGCCGCTACCGGCTCAGCTTCGACGTGGACTGGAAGACGCCACGCTGACCCAAGTTCAACCCCAACAACCCGCCTCCGAGCGGGTTTTTTATTGCCCAAAAACCCGTACTGAGGAACACACATGGCCATTCTTTCCCAAGGCTCGCAGATCTACATGCTGGCCGAGAGCGAAACCCCCGGCACCTTCGAGGTCGTCGCGATCGCCTGCGCTACTGCTTTCAACCCTGGCGGCGCTCCGGCTGACCAGATCGAGACAACCTGTCTCGAGGAAAACGACCGCTCGTATATGCCGGGTCTGCGCACTCCGGGGCAGGCGTCGCTCACCGTCAACTTCGACCCGAGCGAACCGAGCCACGTCCGCATGTTCGAGTTGAGCCAGATGAATCCGGCTCCGACTCTGAAGTGGGCGCTGGGCTGGTCCGACGGCACCGCGGCACCGACCGTTGCCGTTGGCGGCGAAGACTTCGAGCTTCCCGCTACCCGCACCTGGTTCACCTTCGAGGGTTACCTGTCCGACGTTCCGTTTGACTTCGCACAGAACAGCGTCGTCTCCAGCGCCGTGACTATCCAGCGCTCTGGCGGCGCCGCACTGATTCCGAAGGCTTAACCATGCAGCTGAGCATTGATTCCCTGAAGCAAGTGGGCGCCTTCACCGGCGCCCCGGTCGAGCGAGAAGTGAAATGGAAGCAGGGCTCGCAAGAGTTCACCGCTACCGTGTTCGTTCGCCCGCTTTCCTACCGTTCCGCCGTCTCTGACCTGATGGCGGCCGGCCAGAAGGGTGACGCTGTTGCCGGGCGTATTGCGTCATGCATTTGCGACGCCGATGGTAAGCCGGTGTTTACGCCAGGCGACATCACGGGCGACGCCGATCCCGAACGCGGCCCGCTGGATGGCAACCTTGCCGTTGCTCTGCTGGCTGTGATCGCCGAGGTAACAAACCTGGGAAAGACGCCGAGCTGACCGAGGAGGAGGAGGTGTGGCACGAACTGGTCCTTTGCGGGGTCGGTGGCCGCACCATCGCCGAGGCGCAGGAAAGGCTCAGCTATTCGGAGTTCCTTCGATGGGCGAAGTACCGGGCAAAGCGTGGCTCGTTCAATATCGGGATGCGCGTTGAGCGCGGATCGGCTCAGCTCTCTGCTCTATACGCCAATGCGCACCGCAAGCAAGGTGCCGAGGCGTACCGGATCTCCGACTTTGCGCCGCACCACGATCAGCCTGTGCTCACGCTGGACGAGATGAAGAGCTGGGTTTAATGCTACATTCCTCCCTTTCAAAGGGGAGGAAACCCATGCGCGCCATCATTGTTCTAGTCGCTGCCGTAATGCTCGCCGGCTGCGCCTCTGGGCCTACGCCGGCAGAGATTGCCGCCATTGATTACGGTCAGCCGGTCGAGCAAAGGGCGGCAGAGCAGCAGGCTGCTGCATACCTTGGAAAAGTGCTGAAGGACCCGGCCAGCGCGCAGGTATCGTTCGGCAAGGTTTATCAGGGCTACTACACCGGAGCCCCGATTAGAGGAAGCAAGATCAGCGCAGGATACATGCTAGATGTCTTGGTCAATGCGAAAAACAGCTATGGCGGCTATACCGGGGCCAAGCCTTATCGATTCCTGTTTCAGAATGGCGTGATGACTGGGGCATGGAAGGTAACCCAAAGTGGGCACCTGATATCAATCTAGCCAAAAGACACCAATCACAACCGCCTTCGGGCGGTTTTTTATTGCCCGGAGAAACTGAATGGCCAGCAAATCACTGGGCACCCTCACTATCGACTTGATTGCCAAGACAGGCGGCTTCGTCGCGGGCATGGACAAGGCAGAGCGCAGTTCTGAGAAGTGGCGGCGGCAGGTAGAAAGTCATGCAAAAGCGGCAGGCGCAGCGATCGGCGCTGCATCGGTGGTTGCAGCCGGAGCAATGGCCGCATGGGTCAAGAGCAGCATCAATAATGCCGCAGAGATCCAGAATCTTGCGCGTGTCGCAAACTCTTCGTCTGCCGAGTTCCAGAAGTTTGCAGCCGGCGCGCGCACTGTCGGAATCGAGAACGACAAGCTCGCCGACATCCTTAAGGATGTGAACGACAAGGTTGGCGACTTCCTCGTCACGGGCGGCGGCGAGCTGAAGGAGTTCTTCGAGTCGGTTGCGCCGAAAGTCGGCGTAACCGCCGAGCAGTTCCGCAATCTGTCAGGCCCGCAGGCTCTCGGCCTGTACGTCGATACGCTGGAAAAGGCTGGCGCCAACCAGCAGGAAATGACCTTCTTTCTGGAGGCGATCGCCAACGACGCCACGCTGCTTGCTCCGTTGCTGCGCAATGGCGGAAAGGAGATGCGCGGCCTAGCGGATGAGGCGCAGAACCTCGGGCTGATTCTCTCCGAAGAAACCATCGCAGGCGCCAAGCAGTTCAACGACGATTTGGACCTGCTCGGGCGCGTGGCCGGTGGCGTAGGTCAAGAGATCGCCGCCGATCTCCTGCCTCACCTGCTGGAGCTAACCGATACCCTCCGCGATCCGAAGACGATTGAGGCTGCAAAGTCTCTGGCGTCAGGCTTGGTTACCGCCTTCAACTCGGTAATCAGCGGCGCCGAGAAGATGGTGTCGTTCATTCGCTGGGCTTCTGAAGAAGTCGCCGTAATGATGGGCGGCATCGGCCTCCAGGATATCGAGCGACTTGAAGAGGAGGCGACCAGGCTTCAAACGCTGCTCAACAAAATGGAGCAGCGTGGCGAGACAGGTTATGCCATCTACGGCAGCACCAAAGACAGCTTCGAGAAGATCCGTGCTCAGCTGGACCAGGCATACGATCTGGCCGAGCTTGCCTCTAATCTCGGCAACACTTCGCAGACTGCGGCTCCGACTGTCAGCGAGCGAAAGACATCCGGCCTGAATATCGATCTTGGGTCTGGTGACAGAGCAAAGGAATCATCAAAAGCTGCAGCAGAGGCCGCCCGCGAGGCTGAGAAGGCGCTGCGCGCACAACAGGCAGCACTTGATGCAGTCAACGATGCGCAAGAACGCAACAATCAAGAGGCAATTGCAATCCTAGACTCGCTAATGAGCGAAGAGGAGCAGATCAAGCAGTCATACGAACGCCGGCGCCAGATCATCATGGATGCCACGCTGCTCACAGCAGAGGAGCGCAACCAAGCGCTCATGCAGCTCGAGGAAGAGCACAACGAGCAAATGCTTGAAGTAAATGCTTCGTACTGGGAGCGTTACTTGGCTGCAGCCGAGGAAAATCTGCAGTCTTTTGACGAGCTGTCTGGCGTGATGCTGGAAAACTTCACCGGCAGATTTGGTGATGCCTTCGAATCAATGGTCTTTGATGCCGAGTCGCTTGGCGACGCCGTACAAAGCCTGGCTGTCGGCATGGCTCGTTCTGTTGTGAACGCGCTGGGGCAAATGGCTGCGCAATGGATTGCCTACCAAGCGGTACAGTTGCTGGTCGGGAAAAGCACACAGGCTTCAGCGGCTTCGGCGATGACATTCAACGCAATGGCATCTCAGCAAATGGCCGCGCTGAACGCATACGCCTCGACCGCTGCTGTCCCGATAGTCGGCCCTGCAATGGCGCCGGCAGCATCAGCCGCAGCCCTTGCTGCAACTACTCCAATGGTTGGAGCAGTTGCGTCTCTGGCTCTTTCTGGCATGGCCCATGACGGCATCGACTCAATCCCGGCAACCGGTACCTGGTTACTGGAAAAAGGTGAGCGCGTCACCACGGCTGAAACCAGTAAGAAGCTCGACAAGACCCTAGACGATATCGGACGCGGCGGAGCTTCTGGAGGCTTAACCATTGAAACGAACGTCACAGTTCAGTCTCAAGGTGGCGGGCCTGATGCTGACCGACGCACCGGGCAAGCAGCTGCTGAGGCTGTAAAAACCGTTGTGCTGCAAGTGATCGCCAACGAAAAGCGTCCTGGCGGACTGCTCGCGTAAGGATGAAAGATGGAAACGCTACCTGATATCTGCCCGAGTTACTCGCCGACGCTGACGCCTGAATTCGCCGTAGATACTAACCAATTCGGAGACGGCTACGAGTTGCGCCGGCCAGCAGGTCTTAACTCTGTCACTGAGTCTTGGCAACTGAACTGGAATGCCTTGTCGCTCCAAGAGTACGAGCTTTTGCACGGCTTTCTTGTGGCGCGCAAAGGCGTCGAGGCGTTCAGGTGGCAGGCGCCATGGGATTCCGTCGCTAAGGCGTGGGTCTGCACGGCGTTGACAGCAGTGCGCCCGATTGGCCCGAACCTGGCGAGCATTCAGGCCACCTTCAAAGAAGACCACAACCTATGAGCGAGATCATTGCCCGGGACGTTCAGCTCTTGGAGCAGGACGCCATAGTCGTGATGTTCCAGCTTGACCTGAGCCAGTTCGGAGGAGAGCTGTTGCGCTTCGCTCCAGCTCCGGTAGATGGTCAGGTCGTGCGGTTTGGCGGCGAGCAGTACCTGCCGCTGCCGATCATGGCCGAGGGTTTTGTCTGGAACGGCAAGGGCACGCTGCCGCGACCGACGCTGACCGTCACGTCGATGGACCTGGCGTTTCTGTCGATCGTCCTGTCCGCCGATGATCTGGTTGGTGCGCCGATTCGCCGGCTGCGGACGTACCGCAAGCACTTGGACGACGGCAGCGACCCAGACCCGACCGCGCTGTTCCCGGTTGATCACTACGTCATCGAGCGCAAGACCAGCCAGAACAAGCGGCAGATCCAGTTCGAGCTGTCGGTGCAGATGGATCAGGAGGGCCGAAAGATCCCGGCTCGCCAGGTGCTGCGCGACACCTGCACGAAGCGGTACCGCTGGTGGGACGGCACGCAGTATCGCTACGAGGGAGTGACCTGCCCTTACGCAGGCGCCGGCCAGTGGCAGCAAAACGGGTCGCCTGCAGCGCAGGGTCAGGACCGGTGCGGCAAGCGCCTATCCGATTGCCGGCTGCGCTTCGGGCAGAACGGCGACCTGCCTTTCGGTGGATTCCCAGGCGTTGCGAGGTATCGCTGATGTTTGACGAATACCGCGACCAGATCAGGCGCGAGGCGCTGGCGGCCTATCCGCGTGAAGCGGTCTGGCTGATCACTGCCGGCGAGTGCAGGCAAGTCGAGAACATCGCCAGCGAGCCGACCAAGACGTTCCGCGTCTCGAAGCGCGACATGGCCGCCGCTATGGCCCGCGGACTGCTCGCTGTGGTGCATAGCCACCCTGACTACCCGGCGTGCCCAAGCGCTGCGGACATGCGCGGGCAGGAGGCCAGCGGCGTGCCTTGGGGTATCGTCGCCACGAATGGCGAGACGGTGACCGATATCGTCTGGTTTGGCGATGAGGTCGAGCGTGCGCCGCTGATTGGCCGCGGTTTCCGGCATGGTGTCACCGACTGCTATGCGCTGATCCGCGACTACTATCGGTCAGAGCTTGGCATTGACCTGATCGAGTTTCCGCGCGATTGGGAGTGGTGGCTCAACGGCGGTGACCTGTACCGCGACGGCATCAAGCCAGCAGGGTTCCGCGTAATTGAGCAGCACGAGGCAAAGCCAGGCGATATGTGGATTGCCCAACTGCGCAGCCCGGTACCGAACCATGGCGGCGTTCTGCTCGAGCACGGCCTTGGCTTGCATCACCCGAGCGCCCGCGAGCCTGTTGATCCGTCGCGGCTTTCGGTGCGCGAACCGCTGGCCCGCTGGCTCCCGTACATCACTATCTGGCTCAGGCACGAATCACGATGAAGACCATCCATCTGCACGGCCCCCTGGCTCGCTTCGGCGAGCTTTTTTGTTTGGACGTAAGGGATGCCGCCGAGGCGGTGCGGGCGCTGTCGGTGCAGATCAAGGGATTCCGTGACGCGGTGGCGGCCGGCAACTGGCATGTGATTCGCGGCCCGATCGATGGTGGTGATTCGCTCGACGTGGACGGGCTGACGGTCGGCCTGCCAGACAACGAAGAGATTCACCTGCTCCCAGCGATTGAGGGCGCGAGCGGCGTATTCAACACCATTGTGGGGGCCGTTCTGATCGTCGTCGGCGTGGTGACATACAACCCGTACCTGATCGCGGCCGGCGCCGGGATGATGATCGGCGGGATCATTCAGCTGACCACAAACGTTCCCTCTTCCGACTACGGGAATCGCGAGGAGGCTGACCAGCGCCCTTCATTCCTGTTCGACGGCGCAGTTAACACATCGACACAGGGGCTGCCAGTGCCCGTCATATACGGCCGCGTTCGCGTCGGTTCGGTAGTTATCAGCGCAGGCCTGACCAGCGAGGAAGTGTGATGGAAGAGATTCATGGAGCAGGCGGCGGTGGCGGTAAGGGCGGTGGCGGTGGATCGTCCCGCACGCCGCAGGAGGCTCCAAACACGCTGCAGTCTGCAGCAACCGCCCGGATTCTTGACTTGCTGGGCGAGGGGCCGATTGTTGGCTTGGTCGATGGACTGAAGTCCGTCTACCTGGACGATACGCCGCTGCAGAACAGCAACGGCAGCTACAACTTTCAGGGCGTCACAGTCCATACCCGTCTTGGCGATGCAAACCAGTCTCGCATCCCGGGCTTTCCCGCTATCGAAAGCGAAATCGATGTTGGAACACAGCTGAAGTACGGCATTCCGCTCGTGCGCAGCGTGTCGAACCCTGACGTTGACGCCGTGCGCATCAAGATTCGCGTGCCGGCGCTGACAAGCCAGAACGTCAGCAACGGTGACATCAGCGGCACGTCTGTGTCTGTCGCGGTCGATGTAATGCCTGACGGCGGCAGCTGGCAGCAAGTCGCAACGATCACGATCAGTGGAAAGACGACCAGCGCTTATGACCGCGCTAAGCGTGTCGACCTGCCAGGCACTGGCCCGTGGTCCATTCGCGTGCGCCGACTGACGGCTGATGCTGAAAAGTCGAGCCTGCAAAACGCGACCTACTGGACCAGCTTCACCGAGATCATCGATGCGCGGCTGACGTACCCGGACAGCGCCCTGATCGGGCTCGAGGTCGATGCACGTCAGTTCGGCTCTACGATCCCTAAGCGCAGCTACGACGTTAAGGGCCGCATCATCCGCGTGCCGAGCAATTACACGCCGGAAACACGCGCTTATGCTGGCCTGTGGGATGGCAGTTTTAAACTGGCATGGTCTGACAATCCGGCCTGGGTCTATCTCGACCTTGCTACCCATGCCCGCTACGGCGCCGGCCTTGAGATGGTCGACAAATGGTCGCTCTACGAGATCGCCCGCTACTGTGACGAGCTTGTGCCGGACGGCTACGGCGGGATGGAGCCGCGTTTTGCGATCAATACTGTGCTGGCTGAGGCGGTCGAGGCGATCGACGCTCTGAACATGCTGGCAT